ATTAGTTCCACCACAGCTTTTAGGTATAATATGATGAACTTCTTTATATCCTTCTAATGTTCTGTTTTTAGCTTTAGCTATAATATTATCATGCCAAGTTTTATACTTATTGTTTATAAAAATATCTTTTCCTATATAAGCCATTATGAATTATCCTTTGGATATTTGTCTTTAGTTATTTTAATAGTTGCTTTCCAAGCGTCAATTCCATTGTGGTAGATGTCGTCTAATTGGTCTGCAATAGATGGATATTCTAAAACTCTATCTCTTTGATATTCTTTAGCATCATAGTCAGCTTGTATCTCTACCATTTTAGCTTCTATGTCAGCTTTAGATATTGGGGTTGTTCCATTATGCCAAGTAATTTCACAAGTGTTAATATCTGTACCTTTTACAACTACTTTTGCATTAGGATTTATTTTAAGTATTGCTTCTGAAATCATTATTCTGCTATCTCCATTAAAGTTATTGTTGACATTGAAGTTCCATCATTAATCCTAACAACTCCACCAGGTGTATATGGACACTTAAATTGAATTTTATATGTAATTGCACTTGTGCTTAATGGAGAATCTAAATAAGAAATACTGGCAGAACCCACTGAAACTGTTGAGTTACTTCCAGACGGCGCACTATTTGCAACTTGTGTAGTACCAGATGAATGAACTACCTCAACTCTACCAAATGCACCATTTGTAGAACTGTAAAGACCATTTGCATGAGCAACAAATAAAATTTTACTACTTGTACTTGATGGTGTAATAGCAGTAGTAACAATATCTGTAGCAGTTGCACTTGTTGTATCAGTTTGTGTTGAGTTACTTCCTTGAATAACTTGTAAAACTTTACCACCTACTGCTGATGCTTCAAATACTGGTGGTGAACCAGCACCTGTTGATGTTAATACTTGACCATCACTTCCTGTAGCAACTGCTACTGGGTTTCCACTTGCGTCATAAGTAATAAGATTTCCATCTGTACCAGATGATAATTTAGGTAATGAAACAATACTATCTGCTATATCAGAACTTGTTAATGGTTTGTTTGCTGGTGAAGAACCTATATATGCCATATTAATCCTATGTTATTTCCATTACTGATAATGAAGCGTCAATTTTAGCTGCCACTGAACAGTCTATTTTTAAAACATCTGTTGCTTGAATTACAACTTTTGAACCAGATAAAACTTCTAAAGAACTTCCAGCTGGAATACTTACATCATTAACTACTTTTACAGTTTCATTTGTTTCTGTATCTACTGTAGTAGAAACTATTTGAACTGTTGCTGTTACTGCTGATGTGTGAATATTACAAAGTATTAATCCTAATACTACTGCTGTTGTACTTGTTTTTCCTGTGTATAAAGTTAATGGTGTTCCAGCACTTGTTGGCATTGCACCATTGGTTTTTATTTTAAATGTATTTGCCATATTTTATATTTATCCTAATGCGATTGCTAAAGCTGTAGGGTCTTCTCCTGTGTTTGTTATTGTTAATGTTTCGTTGCCACCATCACTATTTTCAGTAAATGAAATTCCTGTACCAGCAACTAATTTTCCGTTTAAATATCCAGCAGTTGTGTCATTAGCACTTACTAATGTTTTTACGTCTGTGTCTGTTGTAAGGGCTACCCAAGAAGTACCATTGTAATATTTTACAACATTTCCAGTTGAGTTATAAACTAAATCTCCTTCATCTAAAGATGTTAAAGGGTCTGTACTTGCAACTCTATATCTATCTGCAAAAGAATTAACTCCTGCAATATTCGTAGCAACAGTATTTACGTTGGTTACTGCTGCAGCTACTGTACCTATATTTGTATTAGCACCTGCTACTGTTGTAATATTTGCATTGTTACCTGCTACTGTATTAATGTTAGTTGCATTAGTATTGACTGCATTTATATTTGTTGAATTAGAATTTACTGCACTAACAGCACTTGAAATACCTGCAACCGAAGTTACATCACTAGAAATCCCTGCTACTGTAGTTACATTAGATGCAACACCTGCCACTGTCGTTACGTTAGCTGCAATATTTTCTACTGCCGATACATCACTTGAAATACCTGCAACGCTTGTAACGTCTCCTGAAATTCCTGCTACTGTCGTAGTGTTAGCCGATATTCCTGCAACTGTTGTTACGTTAGCTGAAATCCCTGCTACTGTAGTTACGTTAGCTGAATTAAGACCTACTATATTTACGTTAGCTATGTTGTTTGCAACTGTATCAATCTCTGATGTTGCTTCGTTTAAATCGTCTGCAACTGTTTCAATTTCGCTAACTGCTTCTGCTAAATCATTTGCAACTGCAATTACTTTTGCAATATCAGTTGCTACTGTATTTACTGAAGTTATGTTAGTTGCTACTGTGTTAATTGCTACAGTATCAGTTGCGACTTGGTTTATATTTGTTTCGTTAGAATTTACAGCATTTATATTTGCTATATTAGAATTAACTGTAGTTAGAGCAGTTTTGTTTGCTGTAGATAACCAAGTGTTTTCTAAATAGTTTTTTGATACAGCATCTTGTGCTGACGTTGGGTCTGCTACGTTTTTTAATCTTTTACTTCCTACATCATATTGAAAATCTGCATTGTCTAATGAGATTACATCATTAGCATCATCAATAGCTTCTTGTGACATGAAGAATGCTTGTTCACTATCTGTATCTAAATCATTTTCTGTAAGAACTGAACCATCAGCATAATCTGTTAATCTTGTAGTTTGTGATGTTGTTCTTCTAATCTCAATAGCTAGAGTATCAGCAGGTGCAGTGTCGAATGTTAAAGTAGTTCCTGCTGCATTTAGTGTATATGCAGTCGATGCTGTTCCTGCAATCGTTACTGTTAAATCTGCGGTAGCCCTATAGCTGAAAGGAATAGCGAATGCGGTTGTACTAGCGTTACCTGTGTAACGTACAAAACTATTTGCCATGTCTTATTATTCCTTATTTTGGGTTGAATTCTTCTAAAAGGGGTACTTTATTGAGTTAGTATCTCAATGTAGTTTTTCCTAGCATTTTTCTTTGCATTCCTAGAAATTGTTTTTCTAGCCTTCTGCATTTCTTTAATTTGAGGAAATTCTTTAAGCATTTGTTGGTTAGCTTTTGCTTCTGCTTTATGTACAAATTCTAAGATAAACTTCTGTCTTTCATCTCTCCCTGCAACTGTGCCGTCAGGTTTTTTGTAAAGTCTACTCTTAGGGTCTGCTATAGTTTTTTCAATTAACTGTTTTAGTGTTAATCTTTGACCATTATAAGAAAGTGTAACTTCTCCTGTTAACTCTCTCCATCTGTCATAAGCAGTTTGTTCAGTAGTTGAATTTTTAATTGTTCTTAAATCTACACCAGACTTTCTATCTATTTTTGCAGGTGGTCTATAATCGAAATCTCTATTTTCATAAAACTTTTGTAGCATCGGGTTTTCAGTTTTAGTCATAGCAAATGGTGATGACCATAAACCAGATTTACCCCCTAAACCAAACAGCCACCCATTATCTCTCTTAATAACTTCACCATACATATTACGTTTTGGCATAATACCATCTTTACCTTTAAGTGGATTTAAAGCTAACAATCTGTCATTTAATGTAAACAGTTCTTTTTGATAATCTTCTTCAACTCTCGTAGCGTATCTTAATGTACCTGATAGTGGTGTCATTTTATAAATTAACCTAGATAACACTGAAGCACTTACTTTATCAGGAGACCTCGTAGAAACAAAATCATCACTAAAGAAAAAGTTTGCAGTTTCTATTATATTTTTCATGTAAAATTTAGAATTAAGATTTCTAAATACTGAAGTTAAAACACCCATAGATAACTCAGTCATATCTTTCTCTACTGCTTCAGGTATGTCTTCATTAGTTCTTAAAAATTTACCAACACTATCAAACAAATCTGCCATAATAAGAAATGGCATTATTACTGGGTCTGCTCTATTTAATGAAATATATCTACCATCACTTGTTTTGTAAGAATACGGTTGCCACCCTGTAGACATCTCTCTTTCAGCATTTTCTCTATAATCTCTTGAACCACCTCCAGTAATTTTACCTGCTGATACGAGGCTAAATGCACCTGTCCATAAGACAAAGCCCATAGTTGCTCTAGCGTTGGCTTCTGCTGCCGCTTCAACATTTAAGTATTTACCATCTGCTCCTGTTTTTAAAGCATGTCTTGTAGATAAAACTAATCTGTTTGCAAATGGCAGATGTTCAAAATTCCATTTAATCAAGTTAGATGGAGTATTAATAAAGTGTAACCCTAATGCTCTTGTCCATTTGTGTTTACTTGTGAAAGATAAAACCCCACCTGTAATACCACCTTCTAATTTACCTGTTTCAGGGTCAATAGAATACGCAGATTGTGTATATGTACTTTCTCTAGCATATTGTAATGGGTCATTAACTTGCAATCTATTCACGTCACTTATGTTTGTGCTAGACATGTTTGCTGTTTCTATCGCACCTCCAGAAGCAGTTTTTTGATAATCAACTTCCAGTTCTTTAAATCTTAACTTAAATTCATCATCATTGACAACACCTTTCCAAAACCCTTTACCTGTTTCTTCTCTAATTTGTGAGTTAATTTGAGATGTCATTCTTGCTTTGTAAGTCATTGTTTTAAGAAACTCATCACCTGCACTTAAAATTCTCATAGGAAAAGTTGTAGCGTAGCCTACAGGTCTAACTACATATTTATCAAGTCCAACACCAACTGTTCCCAATCTATCTGTTAAAATTCTAGTAGTTGCTTGTAACCATCTTTGTAATTGTCCCTGTCTCATGTTGTTATCAAACTTCATTTGCTTACTATCAAGAATACCTCTGCCCTCTGTGAAACTTCTTTTGGCTGCTAGTAGTGCATCTTTAGTATAATAAAATTGGTGAATGTAAGTATCAATAGCTTCTTTAGCTAATGTGTTTGCTCTTTTTTTATCATTAATAGATAAGAAACCTGCTCTAAATAACATAGTTAAAGGCTTCCACTGTGTTTGAAATAGACCAGATACAATGTTAATTGCGTGTGTATCAGGAGAAGATAATAAGTTATTGTTTATAAATTCTGATGTTAAATCCCACCCATCAACTTTTCTAGCATTCTGTAATGCCATAATAACTTGGTCTGTATCGTGCAGTTTAGCTATTGCTTTATAAAATTCTTTTGGGTTTCCTACTTTTAACGTAGACATTGTAGGGTCTTCAGGGTTTATTTTTAATTCTGCTGCTCTGGTAACATCTTTGTTTACTTGCATGAACCTCATGGCTCTAGCTACATTTTTAGTAATTTCTTTTTGATTTATTAAAGTTTCACCTGCAATGCCTTGTCTTATATTCAACTCTGCTAATATTTTCGCTTCTTCATCAGGAGTTATATCTAATACATGTAATTGATTTCCTAGTTTAATTATATCATCACTTTGTTTAGCCAATAAATCACCATGTGCTAGTATTTCAGCATATAACAATCTGTCTGCTTCTGCTCTTGATTTTCCTAGCGCTAAAACTGCATCACTATCTAAACCTAAAATTTGTGCCTGTGATATTGCATATTTTTCAGAGACAACATCATTATCTATTCGCCCCTCTTTGACCATCTGGTCTGCAAGGTTTTTTAAATGTAGTCTTATATGTTTAGGATTTTTATAATAATTTAATACTTCTTCAGGCGGTTTCCCAGTGCCAATAGTTTTTCTTAAATTGAAAATCTTTTCATCAATGGTTTTACCATTAAGTTTACTTTCGGTTGTAAGTCGTTCAACAGTGTTTTTATCAAGATTTTTATATAATGCTTTATCAGGTTTAGGTTCTGCTAAATCTTGAAACAACCTCTTGCCTGTAATCTCACTTCTTCCATATTCGTGTATATCTTTTAAATTCTTAACGGCTGTATTTTTACTTCCTCTCATGCCTAGTTTAAAACCACCATAAGAAAATGCACCACCAAATACAGTCCCAAAACCATATCCTGCGGCTGTTGCTATCGCACCCCTTTTAAGACTGTAGCTATCACTTACACCTGTTTTAAGTTCTGTAAGTTGAAGCATGGTGTCATGTGCTACTGCTACTACTGCACCAATTTTACCTTCTACCATTGCCCCCTTCATCACAGCTTTTCCCATAGCTTCTTTAGAAGCCACTTTAGCTGCTTCTTCTAAGACTTCTTTGTTAATTTGACCTGCTACTCTACCTTTAATGACTTCTGTTAAGCCTTTTCTATAAGCAACTTTTGCTGCTTGACCGCCAATACCAAACGATATTAGATTTACTGGGTCTGATATCATTGCTCCACCATTATCAACTAACCATTCACCGAAACTCCTATTAGGGTCGTTCCAAAATGAAGGTAAAGCATGATAAGTAGATGAGATATAACCTAGCTGTGCATTTCTTTCTGGCGTATCAGTGAACGCATTAGCTAAATCCAACGTCATACTACCAGTGTTATTGTTTCTCCACGACCTATCATTGTAAAAATATTCTAATAAGCTGTCATGGGACATCTCTGAAAATGTGTGCGAACCTTTAGTAGTATAAGCTGTTTCACCATCTCTATGTGTGTAATAACTTTGTAGCGTCTTATAAAATTCTTCTGTTTGTATTTCTTCTAGTGCTTCTTCTTCACTTGATACTTTTCTTAATTTGGAAATTGTTGATGATGCTGAAATCGCATCTGTTACTTTGGTTTTTTTATTTGTACTGAAGTCTATTTTTGTAGCCATGTTATCCTTCTATGTTGTAAACATTAAATAACAACTCTTGTATTTGATTTAGATTTGCCTTTTTTTCTTCATCTGTGCCTTTCATCAAACCCAATGAAGTAGTCATATTAATAAGAATAGTTCGGTAATCATCTTCACTCATAGCTGAAAGAATGTTACCATTAAATTCTGAACCTAAAATTTCTTGTATATACTTTTGAAATTTAGGGTCTCTTATTTGTTCTATAAATTTCTCTTGTGAGATAATTCCTTCAATTCTAGGAACAAGTAAGAAATCTTGTTTTCCTGCTTTTTTAATATTTTCAGTAATTTCATTTACATACTGACTAAGAGTAACGTCTGCTAAACCATCACCTGCATCTCTTTGAAATATTACAGTGTCATTAGTTTCTTGCTGTGCTTTAAGATTTTTTTCCTCTATTTCTTTATCAATTTCATCAAACTCATTTTGCATTTGAACTTCTGGCATATCAAGTGTTTCAGGCGCTTTAAATACATCTTCATCATTACCTGTCCATGTTCTAACTGCATAGGTTTCAATTTCAGCAATAAAATCTTTTCTCATTTTAGAAGTAACATCAAGACCTTCAGCTTTCCATCTCAATTCTTGTTCTTCAATTTCAAAATCTACATATCTTAAAACATCAGCTTGTGCCGTCTGTGCTGTTCCAGTGCCATCATCACTTTTAGTATATTTTTCTGTAACTTGCTTTACAATAGAGTTTTTAGTATTTACATAATGGTGGTCAGTATCTTGAATAGGTTTTAATCCGCCTGATTGATATTCTGTTTCATACCTATCCCATCTAGCATTTGCCTTTGCCCATAAATCTTGTGGTATTCTTTCGTTAACCATTTCCTTCATCATCTCTGCATGAGTCGCAAATCCACCCATAGAAATACTTAATAAGAAATCTTGTGAACCTCTGTAATCTTTAATTTGTCTGCTTTCTGGGTCACTGTTAAAATATTCAGAAAAAGATTCTATTGTTCCTCTGTCCCCTTTACTGGCGATAGTAATTCGTTTTAGTAAATCTTGTATTTGTAAAGGAGATTTTTCTGTACCATCTTCATTAGGTGTATAGGCTTCTACCCAAACATTCTGAGTATTTTTAGCTATATTATAACTTTCATCTCTTCTTTCTTTTTGAGTGATAGCATCTCTTTTTGATACTAAGTCTGCTTTCAATTTATCTGTTTTAGTATTCTTTCTACTATTTAATGAACCAAGTTCTGTACCATCTCTGCCTTTACCTAGATTTAAAGACATAATCTTTTCTGCTCTCTCAATCTTTTCTGAAGTATCAGCACTATCAATTAGAGAGCCTACATCTTCTCTTAACGCTATCATCAGTTCTTCATTAGTATAGAATTGAGTTAACTCTGAGTTGTCGCTAGTACGAAGAGCTGTTCCAAAACCTTTCCAAACATCAACATATCTTTCTTCTAAATCTTCAGTAGGAATATTAGACAATACTGTTCTAACATCTGAAATTTTCTTTTCCCTTGAAAGTGTTGCCCTGTTTAGAGCATCTTGTTCTGTCTGTTTAGCTTTCCAACCATTAAACTGTGAACCAAAACCTGCCATGAAAGAACTATCTTGTCCATCAAAGTCAGGAATAAACTTCTTATAAAAATCGTTTAAATTAGTAGTAGTAATGTCATAGTCATCTATGTTTTCTGTTATGGTATTAATAACTTCTGCCGCTTTAACTTTACCAGTATGAAACTGTGTAGTTGCTTCAACATATTTACCAGTTAAATCTGGGTGCTTACCGTCAAGTATTTCTTTTTGTATAGTTTCAAGATTTTTACCACCTGCTTCCATTGCTTGTATTTTTTCAATAGCTGCATCTTTATTATTATTAATTCTGTTATTATCTGCTCGTCCAACTACACCACTGGAATTTATTAAGGCTTTAGCTAGACCATCTGCGGAACTTCCTGACCTTACAAATCCTGCATTCCCTGCACCATAGTATTTGTTAGTTGATTGTCTTGTATATTTTGTAGCCATTATTATTTCTTCGCTTTCTTATTAGTTTGAGAAGTTTGGTAACCATCATAACCAGATGATGCTACACCAATGATTAATCCTGCTCTTGATGGTTCGGTTGGTGGAGTTAAGCTGTTATAAGTTTTAGACATGTTTGCAAAGGCTTCTGATTTTTGTTCTGCCAGTGTTGTCATGTCTTTAGAATAATCTCTGTTAATACTGTTCCAATCATCATCAAATAGTCCTCCAATAGATTGAACTATTTTTGTACTATTACCAAAACCTAAATTTAATGACTGGGCGACCTCTGCGTCTCTCGCAGTCTTTGACCTCAATTCTGCTATAGATTTTTCTTGGTCAGCATTAACTTTCTCATTATCAATCTTTTGTAAATCGTGTAAATATCCTTTATCGGCGTTTCGTCTTGTTGTCTCTTGGTCTCTTCTGATAGCTTTGTTGTCAGCTTTCGTTTGTTGATAAGAAACTACTTGTCCTGCGATAGCTAATGCGGCTTCTGGGCTACACATGTTTATTTACCTCTTTCATCATTAATATAAATGGCATCTTTCCAATGCCAAAATCTCCTATTTTCTTTTTTGGTTCAAATCCTAAGAACTGTAACCATTTTAAACTTTTCCAATTTCTCTCATCTACAAAATTGTAGACATGTTCATAATCTTCACTCATCTCTGCTACCCACTTAGGACACTCTTTAATAAACTGTTTAATATGTTTAAATAAATCCTCACTAGATAGTAACCAAACTACGCCATAGCCTTCTTCTTTAGTTGGTGTAGAACCAAACATTCCAATAACACCTTCAGATTCAGAACCTACAATCGTATATATTTTTGCATTATCTTGTGTGAAAGGTATTACTAATGCCTCTAGTGGTGTTGCACCATCTGAAGCCATAATTTCTTTTCTGTCCCCTATTCGCATTTTAGGTGCTAACTCTAAAGCATCTTTTAATACTGCTTTCCGTACCTTACCTTTATCCATTAAATCCTTCTTGCTCTTGCGTGGTAGTAACCTTCAACTTCTGCGTCTGCTATATACATAGGAAGGTGTGATGAAGATTTTATATTTAAAGTAAACTCTGTATTTCTACATTGCACAGGCACTCTTAGTGTCCCTGAAGCTATTGCAGGTTGTCCAACAACACTTGTTGCTGTACCAATAATATAACCATTCATTATACTTGTAGAGGTATCTCTATTACTTGGAGTAACTTCTACTTTAAAGAACCCACTGTTCTCAAAATTGAATGCTATGTTTCTAATTTGGTATCTACCTGAAGTAACTGCAACTAATCCTCTACCAGTGTTTTCTCTGATGTACTGTGTAGACATTGTGTATGTACTGTCATAAGGGACACCAACGTATAACGCTGTGTGGTCTCCTATGATTGTATATGTAGACCCTGAAGTATTTGTAGCTGTATAGTCATTTCCGTTAGTTCTATCTACTGCTAGTAAGCCAGTCTTTGCACCATAAGGTGAAGTGAAAGTTGTTAAGCCTGTGCCACTTGCATAAGTACCAGTAACAGAAGCCTTTAAATCTATGAAAACTCCATGACCTATAGTTACATCTTTTAAATTTCTTAAATCTATTTTTAATAATTTTGTAGTTGTTCCCTCTGAAGCTAATACATATAAATAACTTTCAAAAGACCTTACACCTAGAATTTTAAGACCTGTGAATGTCCATTTAGACCAAGCATTTTGTACCTTCTCACCACCATCAAAGAAGTATTTATAGATATACATTGTATTTGAATTTGTTACAGCAGCAGTGCCACTGTATGGTGCTGTTTGACTATCTGCTGTATCAGAAACTAAGAACGCTAAAACATCTTCTGTAGTATTTGATACAATTTGATAACAATTCTCTGGTATTAAATTAGATACAGATACAGATATGTCCATACCATCATTTGTTAATGTATCATCATCAGCAAAGTATTCTCTTATAGCTGTGCCTGATGTTCTTGCTTGTGCAAAGTAAGCATACTTACCTGCTGAAATTGGTTGTACTTTATCATCATGTTCAAATGCAGATACTTCATTAAGTATTGCAGTTGTTGGTGAAATTGTATCTCCTGAACTATCTAATTTATATTGTGATGTGTCAGAAAATAATAATAAACTTTCATTGAAGCCCACAGAGTTTTTAAGTGTATTAACCTGTGTGCCTGAAGCTGCAATATCAATAGGGTCTGTGTCTAAAACCTGAGTAGATGTTGTTGCAAAGTAATTAAAGAATGAAGCATTCTCAGTTAAAATTAAATTCTCTCCTGATAAGATACCTAATCTATTTTTGTAATAAGTTAGGTTATTAATATTTTTACCCACAAAGGTAGGATTAGGGTTACTGTCTGCATCTCCACATACTCTATCTGTCCAAGCTAATTCTTGAAAAGTAAATGTACCATCATTATTGTTAACCAATGCGTGAGGCATTGTAGAATTTGTTACACCTAAAGAAGTTGCAGGTGCTAATGTTTCATTCCATACGCCAGACTTCCCTGTGAATTTTACATAGTAATCAGATAAGGTATCACCTTCTTCACCAGTGATTTTTAAAATTACATCAGTCTTACCATAGAACGGCAGCTTACTAAAATCTTGTATCTCATCTCTAATAGAATACATGGCTGTGTTACCAGAACCATCAGAAGTAGTTATAGTATAATCTTCATCACCATCAGTAGGTTTTCCATAGATTACACTATCAAAACTTTCAAATGTGAAATAAGAAGTGAACCCTGAGTAGTTGCTTAATCCTTGTGTCGTAGATACAGAAGCCCCTGTAGCTGTGTTTCTTACATTAAATCCAATACCATTAGCTGCAGCGTCCCAGTGTGTGCTTGATGTACCATTTAAAAGTATATCTGTAATCTTATTAGTATCTCTAAATTTTGCATCAGTTGCAGCATCATTACCAGTAGGTAATTGAAAAATAACTTCTAACTCATTAGCCATTGAAGGGTGTTTCAGTGCTACTTTATATTCTCTACCGTAGTTTGTTAATTTACAAACCACTAAAAATTCTTCTACTTTAGCCGCAGACGTTGTTGCATCTGCTGTTACTGTTGTAGATGTATTAGCTAAAAATGTATAATCAGCAATGTTTACTAATTTAAAATGTTCTCTAGGATTAGTTGAAGTTAAATAACTTGAACCACTAGCTATCGTTACAGTTTTTGATACTCCGTTTAAATCAAATACTTTAATACCACCATTGTAAAGTGCTACAATATATTGGTTACTGGCATCTCTTGCGATTGACCAGAATTTTGTTTTGTTAGAATAAATATTTGAACCATCTAATGTTGCCACATAATCTAAAGGAGGTCTTTTTGATAATCCCTCTGTAAGACCATTTTGTAGATTTATCTGGTCTGAACCCTGATTAATTCCTCTTTGGGTAGGTGTCTGTTGAGACATGCCATTAAGGAAATTAGGGATTGATTGAGATACAACACTGCCCATATTTAAGAAGTCCTTCTACCTGTTCTATTTATTATTGAATATGTGTTAGCGTCACCAGATAAGATATTAATATCACTCTCTTGACTATCTGCTTGATGGAATGCCATTAGTGCTTCATTCTCATCTTGACCTATTAATTGTGTAATTTCTTTATCACCAATAAACCTTGAAGCAAATCTTCTAGCAGCTTTCATAGTTACATATTGTCTAGCGTATTCTGGTAAGTGTTCAAATTGTTGTACTAATACTAAATCAACAGAAGCAGGTGCAGAAGCAAATACGTCTGTATGATTATCTAAGTCGTATAAGTAACCATTTCTTATTGTGTAGTTTAAATTTCTGTAGGAGATATTTGCGTCAGCTTTAACGCAGTTGGAAGGAAGGGGAACTTTACCATTACCATCTAAAGATAATGATTTGTAATTAGTGTGTGAATTGAAATTCCACCCTTGTGATTGGATAGACATTGAAGTTTCGTTTAGGATATTTATAGCTGTACTTACGTCTACTGTTGTAGTGCCTGTAATACTATTAACTGGTGCTTCTCCAATAGAAGAAAGCATTATATTTATAGATTGTAACTCTGTAGTTGGAGTAATCTGTGTTGCCATTTATCCTTTATGTAAAATTTTTTAGAAAATATGATGGGGGAAATAAATCCCCCACCAAATATAAGAAGGGTATTAAGCCGCTTCTTTGATACCTACTGCTGCTTCTGGTCTAAGTACACCATGACCCATAGCGTATTTAGCAACCATTAACGTGCCTTGTCTTCTGATTTCGTATTCCTTCTCAACGGATAAATCCATTAATTTAACAGTACCTACTGCTGAAGGGTGAGAAACCAAAGCTACAAAGTCAGATAAGTCTACTGCTTGTGGGTTTGAACCACCTGCTGTAGCTGAACCTGCTGCTGGCGCTGCTGTTACATTAGAAGAAACGAAATGCGGAACTGGAACTAATTCAATCCCTGCTATTCTCATAACTTTTCCTGTAGATATTCCACCATTAGAAGAACCAGTGAAATCAACATTAACAGCATTAGTGCCGTTAGCTAATTTGTAGTATTCTTCCAATCTCATAAAGCATTTTCTGCCTTCTGAAGGAACATAGTTTGCGTCCAACTCTTTAGCTGCGTCAAAGATTGAATCAATCATTGCGTTAGCTGCAGTTGCTGCTGTAGCAGAAGCAATACCTGTATTAACTATGTTAGTTGTTGCGTCTCCACCTGTAACTGATGCTGCAGCTAAAGTCGCTTGACCGATAGTTTGTAAGATATGCTTATCTTTTTGGAAAGCTAATGCTCTGCCAATCTCCATTGAGTAACCACTTCTCACATCATAGTGAGCCTTAGCTTCTTCAATGTTACTTAGGAAAACACTTGAAGTAAGTAAATCATTTATTGTGATTACTTTCTCGTTGTGATTTACAGTTGAGCCTGTAATTTCATTTCCTGCTTGGTGATAAGCCGCCGCTATTCTTCCCATTACTGGAAAAGACGCTGACTTACCTGAACTGATTGACCTAACCATGTCCGCACCTGCTGTTTTCGAAGCCTGTTCAAATGAAGTAATAACCTCACCTGCAAATTGCTTCAAAAACAATGCATCTTCAGTACCTGTACTGTTGGCTTGACCAAAAGTTGCTGCTGTTATGTTTGCCATAATAGTTTGTCCTTTTGTTATTGCATTGATTTAAAAACCTTCACATAGAACTGTTTGGGCATTCAGATTGTCCACCGCAGTGGGTCAAGTCGCTTTTTAGTTTTTGCTTAGGAGTTGCCTACTATAAAGTAAGCACAACTATTTTTCCGTACAAGCGGTTGCTGCCACTTGTTTTTCTTCGCCTTTAACTTCTATGTAAACTCCAGTTTCACCCTCTTTATAATATTGAATCTTATCTAAATGCTTTTGACATTCTTGATAAGTCTTAAACCTCTCTTTAACGAGATATTTAAAAACCATTTCTTCGGTTCTAGGGGCTGTCTGTGGGTTTACTAATAGAAGCAATAATGCCTCTATCATCTTTACTATATCTGTGACTTAGATAATTTATTCTTAACCATGTTTTGATAAGCAGGGTCTTTAGCATATCTAGGGTCGGACATGGCTGCAGTAACTTGTTGCCAAGATTCATAACCATCTACACCCATAGGTGTTGCTTTGCCTTGTACCAGATTAGGTTCTGAACCATTAACTGCTTCAAACTTTGCTTTCAATCCAACAACAGCTAACTTTGCAGTTTCTAAATCTTTAGAATTTACTGCTGAATTGTAAGCTGTCTTCTCACCGTCAGTCATATTGTCTGCCGCCCAGTTAGACATTTCATTATAAGCATCATCACCACCTACTAAACTTTTCATAGTTGAAGTCTGTTGGTCAGAGATTGCTTTTTGTCCTTGAATAAACTGGTCAACGTATTCTTTTGGTATGCCTGCTTTTTGTAAGGCTTCATAAGAAGTATCATTTAGTTTACCTTCTTTGGCATACTCTTCAGTTAGATTATTCATATCCAATCCTGCTTCTGTAACTGCCTTTTCTGCTATCTCTAAATCACCCTTTGCTTCTTCGGCTTTGGGTTCTTCTTTGTTACCAAGTTTACTTTCAAGCTCAGCATACGATTTAGCCAAGTCTTCAACACTGTTGAACTTACTTGGTAAACCTTCTGGCTTAATACTAGGTGTAACATTATCAACTGGGGCTTCACTGCCAGTCTCAGGTGTCGTTATTTCTACTTTATCTACCATATTTCCTTTTCATTATTGTGGCTTAGTCAAATTACCTGCAACAGCAGGGATAGCTTTACTTGCCATATCCATCATTTGGTCATTCTGCATTTGCTCTTCTTGTGCAGCTTGTTCTTCCGCTAACTGTTCTTGTGATTTAAGAAGTCCGTCTGTATCAATTCCTAGACCAATGGCGATACGCTTAATTAAATCATCAGGGTTTAGAGCCTGAACTACTTGCGGATTTATTTGAGCTAAGTTTCCTATCTCAGCAATAAATTCTCTTAACTTCATTAAATCATTTCCTCTACCTAGTGCTTCAATACCTGTAATAATTGTAGGCTGAACTGTTCCTTTAGGTAACGTAGGAATTTCATTAGCTTGTTCCATTCTTTTCATAAGTATTGAAACTAATGGTAATTGAAACTCTTGTGATAACAGTGAATATATTCCACCCATAGCAGTCTCTAATTGCTCCGCCATGTATCTAATTTCTTGTGCTGTAACTCTTTCAGCATCTCTTTGTATTGCTGTGTGTAATAAGAATGAATAAGACATTCTTTCTTCTAATTTTTGAACTGCTTGTTGTACTACTTGTAAATCATATTGTTTCTGTGCTTGTAGAACTGTAACATCTTCAGCAGTACCAGTAATAATGTCACCATTTCTAGTAGTAGCTAAATCTTTTTTTCTAGTCACACTGTTAGGTCTAACCATAAAGACAATCTTAGATGATGCCGCAGCACTCTCTACAAGTGCTTGTGATAAACTTTCCAATGACTGGAGGTCACCTTTAAATTCTTCTACATAACTTCTACCGTAATTTTCGTTATCAATTCTAACCATACGTAACGCTTGGTAGGGCATTCTATCTTTTTTGAATGTACCAATACTAGAAGGTATTTTTATACCTTGCACTTCTTGGCATATGTAGAATTCATCATTTTCTAATTTGTAAATATGTGTATATAATTCAACATCTTCATCTTTTTTATATTCAGAGTGTTCAATAACTTGTTCTGCAATCGCAGTACCAAGACTTAATACACTTGCTTTTTCTAAAATAACAATTTCTAAAACATTTCCTGAACCATCTCTTTCAATTACGTATTGTGATAAAGGGTACACTCTCATGTTTCCCTTTTTTGGTAAGTAAGTTAATACATTACCACCAACAATAAGATGTTTTAAGGCTTCAAATACAGAAACTCTTAATGCTAATGTTTCAATTTTAGCAGAAACTTCTTTTTCAATAATAGCTAAAGACTTCTCTACCTCTGTTTTCATTTCTTTATTTTGTTCTAATTCTTCTTTAGCTTTTCCTGCTATCTTTAATCTAAAAAAGGGAGAGTTTGGTGGAAGCAAAAGTAAAAGGAGTTTACTTGCTAAATTGTTAACGCCTCTTGCGCCAACTGATTGGAAAGGAGTATAGAGTGAACTGGTATTTGTGAACCCTTCAGGTGTAATTAAAGATGGGATAGTTAATTCACTGCATGAGGCTGCTCTGTCTAAAAAATGTTCTCTGTTTTGCTTTAACTTTGAGTATCTTTGTTTTGCTGTGAATGCTGTTGTAACATTACCGTTATACTCTTCCATTATTACGGAGTTGAGTTAGTAGCTATGTTCAAACCAGAAGAAGTATTTAAAGAAGAAGTGCCTGACTTCTTAATTTTCTTCTTCTTGATATTCAAATCCTGCTCGTTAGCTTTTACCAATTCAGGAGATAAATCCTGTGCTTGGTCTGCTCTAACTGGTGTTGGCTGCACTGGTTGTATAGGTGCGGCAGGTATTTTTGGTGACATACACATTATTGTTCTGACCTCTCTTTTAAAGTATTAATGAAATTTACTACGTCTCGCTGACCTGACTTAAAGTAGATAGTTTTCGTATCATCTTTAAGTGAAGCAGACTTTTCTGGGTAAACTTTATTTAGTAGTGTTACTAAATCGTCTACCTTTGTAGGCAATGTTAAATCTTCGTCTAATTTATTCATCTAAAAAGGGTACTTTATTCCCACAAACTCCCTGTGACTGTCCCCTTGTTATACTCAGTGGCTCTATTCTCAAAGAAGTTGGCATGTTCTACGCCGTTTAATACCCAATCTAACCATGAGAGAGGGTTTTCTTTAACCTTATAATTAGGTTTTAAAGACAACTGCAATAATCTTCTATCGGCTATGTATCTTATGTATTGTTTAACTTCTTCAGGCTTCAATCCTCTAATACCACCTTGTGCAAAAGCTAAATCAATAAACTTATCTTCAAGGTCAACCATATCTCTAGCTGTTTGATAGATACTAGCTTTGAATTTTTCTGTCCAAATTTCTGGGTGTTCTTTAATTATAGAATGAAATAACTTAATCATACTTTCAACATGGTGTGTCTCATCTCTAATACTCCAAGTAACTATCTGACACATACCCTTCATTCTGCCAAATCTTTGGAAGTTAAGTAGCATCACAAATGAAGCAAACAACTGTAAGCCTTCACCGAATGCAGAGAAACAAGCTATCTCTCTAGCTAGTCCTTCTGTACCTGCTCCTTTACTTGTAAATAAATAAGTATGTTTATCCACCATTTCTTTATAGTCTTGGAACGCTTTGTATTCCTTATCAGGTAAACCAATCGTATCATTCAATAATGAATAACTATGTGCATGATTAGCTTCTGATGTGGCTATTGCTGACAACATCATTCTAATTTCTGGTGGTTTAAATTTAGGAATATATTTATCAAGGTATGCTTGTGCAATATCAACGTCTCCCTGTGTAAAGAATTTTAATATTTGTCCTATTAAGTTCTTCTCTTCTGGAGATAGTCTTTCATTCCAATCTCTAACATCTTCGTGCATAGGAACTTCACTAGGTAACCAGTGCATCTTCTGTTGCATGTCGTAACTCTCGAAAGCCCAATCGTATTCAAAGGGTTTGTAGTAAGGTCTGCTTTTAAATAAACTCATATTGTCATCATCAATTCGATAAATTCTATGACAACTATCATTCCCAATTCTATTACTAGAATGCTATGATAAATTGTCCATAGAACTGTTTGTTTTTCTGGTTTAATTTTCTTTCTTCTTGGCTTGTCCATATATTTGAAATCATCTGGGTGTGTCATTTCTTTTTATATTCCTTAATTGTTTTTTCACTTGGATAATAAACCTCAACAAGGCTATGACATTTTGGACAAGATAAATTACTAACAATACTATAATCTTCATTTTCTTCTTCAATATCATGGTCGCCACCCCAAATTAATTCAGCGTCACAGTGCCAACATTTCATTTCTTTTTATCTCCTTTCCCAGTTCTTCTACTTCCATACAGTTTTTGCCATGACCAACTTGTTAAATAAGTTGAGTAATGGTATATTTTTTCAATTATATATTTCATCATTATTCACACGCCAAACATTCTGCTTCAGGTATGATTGTTCTTTCTATTTTTTTTGATACTAACTCTGCACGTTTGATTGCTTCACTTCTGCAATAGTACAAAGTTTTTAATTTACGTTTCCAAGCTAACATGTGTATGTCATGTAATTCTTTGATGTTCACATCAGCAGGAACGAATACATTTACAGACTGACCTTGACAAATAAATTGTTGTCTGTCTGCCGCATGTTCTATTATCCACTGTTGATTTATCTCGATACCGGTTTTAAAAATATCCTTTTCGTAGTCTGACAAATCTTTAAGATGTAAGACGCTGCCCCTTTGAGAGACAATGGACGACCATATAGCATCATTATTTATTCCTTTCTTTTCTAATAACTTTTCTAAGTATTTATTTTTAACTAAAAACGAACCAGACATAGTTTTCTGCACATAAGCATTGGCTCTGTAAGGTTCTATTGAGGGGCTTGTAGTCCCACAAATGATTGATGAACTGGCATTAGGAGCAACAGCTAAAAGGTGTGCATTTCTCATGCCTGTGCCTTCCATATCTGGTGCTTCTCCACGTTTAATACCAAGTCTTTTACTCTCTGCTACTGCTTGTTCTTTAATGCTTCTAAACATTTTCATGTTTAATGATTTAGCTAATGCACCTTCAAACGGAATACCTTTAGATTGTAGGTAAGCATGGAAACCCATAGCCCCTAGTCCAATACTTCGTTCTTGTGTTGCACTAAACTTTGCTCTGAATACACTGTCAGGTGCATGTGTAATAAAGTAAGTTAAAGCATTATCTAAAAATCTAACTAAATCAGATATAAATAAACTATCATTTTGCCACTCATCAAACTTTTCTAAGTTAACTGAAGACAAACAACACACTGCTGTTCTCTCTTCATTAGTGGGTAAAGTAATTTCAGTACATAGATTTGAATGATGTACTTTCAATCCTAATTTCTTTTGTGTTTCAGGTAACGCTTCATTAATAGTATCTATAAATGAAACATAAGGCTCACCAGTAGCAACTCTATTCTCTAATAGTTTCTGCCACAAATCTCTAGCGGATATAGTTCTTATAACTTCTTTAGTATGAGGGTCTATTAAATTCCAACTATCATCATAAGTAGGTTCAGCTACACACTTTTCAATTAACTGCATAAACTTATCTGATATATTTACAGCATGATGAAGGTTCAAACATTTTCTATGAATGTCTCCACCACTTGGTTTACGCATTTCTAAAAATTCTATTATCTCTGGGTGTGAAATATCTATATAAGCCGCATAACTACCACGCCTTGTTTTACCCTGTGAGAACGCAAGTATCTCACTGTCAACTACATGTAAGAATGGAATTGAACCTGATGATTGTGAACCACCTGATGTCATAACACCATCACTTCTGACGTCTCCCCAGTAGCCACCAATGCCACCACCAATAGATGCTAACCAAGCATTCTCTGTGTAGTGTCCTGTTAATCCTTCTCTGCTGTCTCCAACATAATTTAGAAAACATGAGATAGGCATACCTCTGTTAGTTCCACCATTGGATAAGATAGGTGTAGAAAACATGAACCATAATTTAGAAGCATAATCATATATACGTTGTGCCATCTCATCATTATCAGAGAACGCTTTAGCGGCTCTCATAAACCCATCTTGGGGTGATGTTTCATTAGGTAACAAGTACCTATCTTTTAAAGTTGTCTTACCAAAATCAGTAAGCAACTCATCTCTTTCATAATGTATGTTCATAATTAAAATGGAATGTTATCTTCTTCGTCCTTAGTTACAGTTGTGACACCTTCTTTATCTATGATAAAATCAATGTATTGTTTTGCTTTGTGTAAATCTTGTAAGCCACCTTTAAGTTTCCAACGAGAAATGTACTTAACAACATTGCCTTCACAGTATGAAAGTTTGTTAGCTACAATGTAATCAATGGGTTCTATTTTTGAACTGGCATAGTGTGGTGGGTTTTTTATATTGTCCATAGTTTTACCTCTCCTGTTTTCTTGTTGTAATCACCGTGTCTACAAATATGCGCTACCCTAGCTTGTTGTAGTGCTTCTGCTTCTGTGTAGCCTTTGTCTTTGTAAATACCCTGAACGATTTTCCATAAATCTTTATGAGTAACATTGGTATATTTTTGGATTAATTTTTCTGCTGTCTTAATTCCTACACCTTCAATTCCGTCATAGTTATCAGTCTTGTCACCAGTTAATGTTTGTATCATGTGCCAGTAATTTGCTAATTTTAATGGAACATCATTAACAGTAATCCCATCAACAGAAAGTTTACATGGAATTGTTTTCATATCTTTATCAATGCTAACAATTATACGCTTCTCATCAGAGGGTTCAGTTGCAAGTATTCCCATCACGTCATCTGCTTCTAAGTTTTTCCAAACGACACCATTATGTTTCTTCATCACATAATCTCTTAATGCACCTAACACCATTGGCTTACGTTTAGCTTTTCTATTATCTTTATAAGAAGGAAGAATATCTTTTCTGAAATTAACTTTATCAGTTAGACAAACAACATAATCATCAGCTTCTAAATTAGAACCTAAATTATCTATCTCTGCGTCTACCTCTGCTTCACATTTTTTCTGGTCACAGTGTAGTGTCCATAAGTCACCCCAATTTGTAGCGACTTCTCCCCCAGTAGCTATTTTATAAATTAAAATATCACCGTCTATTAATAACTTCGTGTTCATATGTTTCCTTTATTTAACTATCCGTTCTTGGATAGATTTGCTTAAATTTTTTGGCATGAATATTTCAGCTAAAGGTACAAGTACAAACCTGCTTCTCCAACCATCACCACCATTCTTTATTGTTTTGATATATTTCTTTGCCAACCTTTTGATTGTTGATGTGTCAAATATTAATCTACAATAATCCTTGTCACCATCTGCCAATATATGACACCAGTAATCAGATGTAGTAGCCATGACACCTGAAGGCTTACCATTACATTCTATTTCAATAGCAATGTTTCCAGTTTTAAACCACCAGTCTCTCTCAGTCTTAACTTCTATCTTTGTTTTATCTTCATCTAAGATAGACGCTAGACGCTTCTCTCTTTCCTGACCATACTTTAAGTCGAGGTCAAATTTTTTATTATATGTCAATGAGTTTCGCTCCAATTATTTCCGATTGTAAATTTACCTGTTAAAGGCACTCTTAATTGGAAGTAATCACCTGTTCGTTTAATACATTCGACAGCAAGTCTACCAACTTGTTCAGCATCTTTTTCAAGACACTCAACTTGTATTTCATCATGTACCCAGACAACCTGTTGAACATGTGGAATTTCTTTTATTGCATTGTTAAATTCTACTAACCATCTCTTACAAATTATTGCGCCTGCGCTTTGTAACAAACTATTTAATGAGGCATGGCTAGAACGTATTTTAATTTGTCTTTTATCAAGAGCAGTTATAAAGCCTTGCTCTGATACAGATTTCACAGCTTCTATAAGTTTATGTAATGCAGGTAAGTTATTTAAAAATCTTTTCTTAATCTTTCCTGCTTCTCTTAAAGGCTTGTTTATTACTTCAGCTATTCTTTTGACTGAACCACCATATAAAAAACAATAGTAAAATCTTTTTGCAAGGTCTCTGCTTTCTAGCCCTGCTAATTTCTGAGTTTCTGTGTGTATGTCACCTTCAAGTGCTACTTTAGTGTAAGCACCATTGTCAAACTTAGACATGAAATGACACAACATCATAACTTCTAAAGAGGAAACATCACAACCTACTAATCGTTTACCTTCTGGGACTGCAAACAATTCTCTACACTCTTTACCAAAGGGTACAGATGTGCTTGGAACTTGTCCTAAATTTGGAAATGAATGACTTGCTCTAGCAGTGACGCATGAATTTGTATTACATGTGCCATGTATTTTACCATTACGTTCATGTTTTAACCAAGCCTGTGTACCTGTCGCTAATTGTGCAATTCTTTTATCTAATAAAAAATGTTCACATAATATCTCAGCTTCAGGGTAATCAAGTTTAGATAATATACTGTCATCTAATTTTGGCTTACCATCTGGAGTAAATTCTTCAGCTTCCCATTTATACTTATCTTTTAATCTCTTTGCTATGTGATGTCTGCTAGATGGATTAAAAATAGTAATACTATCTTTCAATTTCTTACCAGTTTTAACTGACCATCTTTCTTCAGTGATAGGTAAAAATATTGTTTGTAATTTATCTGCTAACTCAATTCTTCTGCTATTTAATGTTGTATATAATTCTTCTGCTTTTTTTCTATTGAAAGTAAAACCATATCTCTCTTGTTTAAATATTATTTGTGCTACGTCATGCTCTAAATCCATAGCCTGTTGTGAGTAACCTTTTTTATTTATAACATTATATAAAGAGTGAGTTACCTCTACATCTTGAACGCAATAGTCTAGCATTTCAGGTGTGAATGTTTTCCAGTCAGTATCTATTTGTTCTTTATACTTACCTATTCTATTTCCCCATGCTTTAAGAGAATGCCTACCAATACAATCTTTTGGAAAGTCTGTTCTAGCAAAGTCAGTTTCTCTAATATCTGAAAAGAGCAATCGAGTAGCTACGATTGTGTCGAAAATTTTAGCCTTAAATGTAACGGAAAATAATTTTTCTAAAACAGGAATATCAAACTTAATAATATTATGACCAATAAGTAATTCAGCTTCTTCTAGTTTTTTGATAGATGATTTATTGTCTAACCTGTGAACTTCATTTGTATCTATATCTTTTAAAACAATACAATGTGCAGTATCACACTCATCAAGAAATCCATTTGTTTCTATATCAAAGACGTACCTCAAAGTTTTACCTTCTTAATCTGTAATACGTTTACTGTGGGTATCGTAGTTACATTCCCTACATCAGACAATGTGCCATCATCATTAAAATTAACATCTGCTACAACTATATGAAGGTCTTTATCGGCTTTGATAAGCCAACCATTTGAAATACAAATAGTAATTTTACTGTTTAGTGCTTCTTTTAAAGTCAACCAAGCTGAAGTAGAATTTATATCTTTCCAGTGTAGGGACACAAAAGGTGCGTCTAATATCTTTTTATTTATTGTTGGTAATTTCATAATTAATGTAATGTGTTTAGTCGTACTTCGACATTCCAAGCGGCATCTTCTCCTGATAATGCCATTGAGGTTAATGTGTCTTGCAACATGAAAGCAGTTTTTAAATGTCCCACGTTTATTATTGTTTTTTTATGTGTTGATTTTGCCCTAGCCACTGCGTCAGTAACTAATGATGTCCAAACTAAAGCATCTTTCTTTTGCTTTGCAGTTGGTACTTTAAAAGTCATCTAAAACTTCTGGGTTTACTTCCGCCAGACAACCTGTCTCTAAATTATATTGTAAAGTACAAGCACTTCCTGTCTCACCTGAGTAACGGTTTTTTAAAATAGTTACTTTGGCTAATTTCTTATCTGACTTAATGTCCCTAGATAATGCTAACAACATATCTGATAATTGACCAATAGAAGCTGAACCTCTAAGAGCATTCATAGTAACTTCTTTGCCGTCTTCGTAACCTTTATCTCCTTCACTTCGTCTAAGGTGACTAATAAGTATTACGCCTATTCCAGTTTCTTCAACTAAAGTTCTTAATTTACTTACAAAGTAATCAATAAGTTTTCTCTCATCATTAGTATGTTCATCACCTAATGCTGATAAAGCCATGTGTAAATGGTCTAATATTACAAAGTCTACGTCACATGATTTAGCTAAATATCTTATTTTAGAGAGCAGGTTATCTGCAACGGTAGAACCAAAATGATTATACAGAAAAAATTTACCACTGCCCACAGTGCTGTTATACGTCTCACGTAATTCTGCTTCACTAATACCCTCTCTAGTTAAATGTAATGGTTTTTTTAATTCGACACCCATAATACCTAAAGCACTACGCTTGACGCTTTCTTCTAAAGCTATATAGCCAACAGAAAACTTTTGTTTAATTAAATCTAATGCTACATGACGACAGAAAGAACTTTTACCTACTCCACTTCCTGCGGTGATAGTAACTAACTCTCCTTTTCGTAAACCATGTGTCTTAACATTTAGACATTCAAAAGGGTATTGTGCGGTGACATGATTATCTTCTTTAATAATATCTTCCCAAATATCAGTACCTAAAACTATTCCATCAGGTCTATATGGTTTAGCTTCCCACATTGCTGTAGTTAATTCTTTAGTTCTACCTGCAATGTGCATTTCGTTAGGGTCTTTTAAAGGTAGCGTTGCTATCTTAGCTTTGTTAGGTGATAGAAGTTTTGCACATTCTATTGCGCCCTCTTGTCCCTGTTTGTCATTGTCAAACATGAAGATACAACTCTCATAGCCTTCTAAAAATTCTAAAGACCTTTGAATATCTTTCTTTGCACCTGCCGCACCTGACTTAACAGAGACTACAGGAAAACGATTTTGGTTAAGCATAGACATTGATAATGCGTCTATCTCACCTTCGGTAATGATAATCATTTTGCCTTTACCATTCCACAAGTGTTGTCCGAATAATCCTGATTTCTTTGCGTCACCTAACCATTGAAATTCTTTGTTAGGGTATCTTAGTTTTTGTGCTACTAAATTCTTTTCGTTATCATAGTAGTTTGCAATTTGGCACGGTCTTCCGAACCAAGAACCAACTTGATAATTAAATTTTGTTGTTGTTGCTAAATCTATTTTTCTTTTTGGCAGTGGTGAAATCTCACCTTTAATAAAATCTGTGTTTTTCTCTGTCTGTGTGGGTGGTGTCAATGTGTTTCCTTTTGTATGTGTGTTGCATGAAAAACAATATGAATGAGTATCGTAGACAGCGTTTGCGTCACTACTCCCACAGCTATCGCATGGACTGTGATATAAAAATTCACTTTCAGTTTGGTGCATAATGTAATAATTTGATTTTTAATTTTAGAAATTTTGGCATTGTGGCGGAATGGTTACGCAGTGGATTGCAAATCTACGTATCCCAGTTCGATTCTGGGCAATGCCTCCACAGGTTGGAGGTAACTTCAGTCTCCCTCCATTACCCCATAAACGACAAAGCCCTCAACTATTGCTAGCAAAGGGCTTCATCTACAAACACTATGTCAACAACTCTGAAACATCAAAGTTGGGACACAGAATGGAGTTGGTCACATCTCTGTGACCCACAACGCTGACTGTATACTTCTGTTTCAACTCTTTTACAAGATTTACCAACGAGGTATATTGTTTGAACGTGTAGTTACAGTCAGGCTTATTTTCTATGGACTTGCCCCCTATCAGGCAAACACCAATAGAATTTTTGTTAGTAATGTCAGGATTACCTTCAACATGAACTCCTGATAAAAGAATGTCTCTGCCTTCTTGGACTGTACCGTCACGTTTAATAACGTAATGGAACGCACAAGAGAATAAACCTTTCTTTCTGTGTTCTGTATCTAAATCCTTAACATCTAAATTTTCTTTCGGAGCAGTTTGGCTTGAATGTATTATGACGTAAGAAGTTTCTTTTCTTTGATTACTCATATCCACTCCAGTGGTATGTGTTTATCTGCATGTTTAAATTCGTACTTATCGCACCACATGGCGTAAGTTGTTGCAGATTTTTTAGATATTCTACTTCTTGAATTACTGAATATAAATCTAATGTCTAATTTTGGGTGTTGCTCTTTGACCAATCTCATCTTCTGTCTATCAGCAGAAGTGAACAAACCTTTTGTTTCTATGAAAATGTCTTTATCTGTTAAATGAAAGTCAGGGGTGTAAGTATGTGATTTCTCAGGTTTAGTATATTTCAACTTAACCTTTTCATACTCATACTTTACACTATTAGCTTTTAACTCTTGTGAGATTGCTATTTCTAGTCCTGACCTGAAGCCATATTTCAAACCGACTTGATTAAAAGTCTGTGTTTGTTTCTGATTGTACTTCATTTTCAAATGACTTGTCTTCTGGAGCAGTGTATCCATCTTCAACTTTATCAAATCCATGTACTTCTGAATTTGAAGTTCCACCTGAAACTAATTTAGTTATCTGTACTGCTCTCATTCTTAATGAAACACCTGCACCTGCCATTGCCGTAAAGTACGGTATCAAATCAGCAGATACTTTCATTTCACTACCAGACCAAATACTAATATCGGTCATGGGCTTACCTTGACTATCAAAAATTGCAACTTTGTTTGGAATAACTTTTCCATCTTTAGTCATAATTTTTGCTTTAGCTTTGAATTTAAAGATTATATTTCCAGTTGGTTTTCCTTCAATATATTCTTCTTCAAAAGGTAAGTTTGCTTGCTTAACTTCTTTGCCTTTAGATTTCTCTGCACCTAAAGCAATCGCTTTCTTAACTTCTTCATTTATGCTTTTAGTAATTGCTAATCCTTCTTTTGCATTAACAATTAAGTTTGTCTTATAATGCCCTGTCTCATCAAATTTTGTGTCAGGGACATTTAACCAACAGAATTGAGATACACCTACTGGTGTCACAATTTTTGTATAGTTCATTTTACTCATCTTCGTCCTTTGTTATTGGTTCTATTATCTCTCCGTCCATTACACGTGCCACTAGAACGTCTAATGGTTGGTAATCAACTGGATAATCTTTGTCGTATTTATCCATTCGTATCTCCTGTGTGTTTGTTGTTTACTATGATGGGTACTTTAATCATTTTCCGATTTCGAATATGTTCCGATTACGGATTGTATTAGGCAAAGAAAAACTTAGCTTTCTCTAGTAAACTGATATCCAATGAACCCTTTTCAGGCACATTAGGTAGAGTTTTCCTTAACTTCTCAGGTAGTTGTTTTTCAACATCATCTTTAAAGTCTTGCAGTACGTCATGTTTAGTAAAGATATTCATAAAAGCCTTTCTTATGCTTATGTTAAGTTTATCAATGTCACACGCATTTGTGGCGTAACTATCATGCACATTACAAAAGTTTTCTATTCCTGCTTCTTTTGCAATATTTACACAAATCATCATTGCCGCAGAATCTAATCCGTGAACAAAATTTGGAGCTACCCCATTTTTTTGGCGTAACTTGTCAGTTAAGTCAGTCTCAGTATTAATACGAGGTTTAATAACTTCTCCCATTAACATTGCTTTAACTCTTTTAGATTTCATTTCAGGATAACTTTGAAATATAGGAAAACCTGTTGGAGCAATCCAAGTGATTGGTAGTTGTTCTTTAGAAACAATTTTAGCTATGTCTTGAAGATACTTCATACCACTTCTAGCAGACATTAAGTTGTCTCCTATGCTGTCCCAGATAATACCAGACAGATAACTTGCAGGTTTGAACATATCATTTTCAAATGGGTGCATTTCTCCTTTATCTTTTCTTTTAGTCAAATCTTCCACAACAAAATCTGTGCAAGAAAATCTAGTAGAGCCGTAACAGATAGTCATAATACTTCTTTTAGTAGTAGTACGTTTAACTCCATAGTCTAACCATGCTTGTGCATAAGGTTTATATTCAGCTACATCTAATTTAAGTTTTTCATTAACTGTGTTTGCAACTAATTGATAAATGTCTTGTGGTGTTTCTACTGGTAATAAATTAACCATCTTTCCTGCTTTTTCATCTTTAAGCATTAAAGAATAAATTTGAAGACCATTACAACTTCCATCAACATTAACAGGTATGTAAGAAATAAAACCTTCACCTTCTTTTAGGTATCTAGCCCACTCATCACAAAATGCTAAAAATTGAAAAGCATTCCCTGCGTTCTCCCACTGTCTATTAGTTAATGGGTCTTCCGCACAAGCTACAATCATAGCTTCATTATCTTTAGTCCATTGTTCTCTAGCTTCAAATGTTACTTTATCTTCTCCATACATATTAGCACCATGCACAGCTAACCAGAACACGCCTCTATTCTCTATAGTGATAGGCTTACCTTTAGCAAAATTTAATAATGCTTTAGCACCGTTAACGGATTGATAATTAAGAAATGCAGGGACACAATATGCTCTTCCTCTAAAGTCTAATTGTATTGGAAAATATAAAGTAGCAAAGTCTTTAAACTTATCTGCTAACCAAATTATTTTTGCAAACAATAACCTTTTAGAAAACATACGGTTATTCTCTGTGTGAACAATTACAGCTTCTTTTTTCCAAGATTTTCTACTGATGTCGTTGGTATCAATATCATGCGGTTTATTGGGTATCTCTTTATTCGTAGTTGGAGGCATTCCACCGATAGACATTCCTCTATCCCACGCTTGTTTCATTACATCTAAGATAAAATGATTAATCTTATAAGCTGTTGATTGCATAGCATTGACCGCACTATAGACCTGTGGCATTTCAAAGTTTTGCAACTCTTTTTGGAACAGTTTTTTGCCTAAACCGTGCTGTTTAACTAGCTGTAATTCAGGGAGTTCCTTAGTCCAATAACCTCCACCAACAGTGCTTTCCCACGACTTAGGAGGCATTACAGTAGGCATATATTCTGGGTTTAGGAGTTCATTGAAGGTATTTCTCTCTTTAATCCAATCTCTAGTTTTTTGAGTTTGTTTGATAACTTTAGTCTTTTTATGCTTAACAGTTTCAGTCTTAATTTCTATCATTCCTGTCGAATATATCATCAGTTCAATCAAACGTAGTCCAACGTGTAATTTCTCTGGTGTAGTCCATTCTTCCCATTTCATTATTTCGTCTCTCTTGGCACTCTCTTTTAGTTTTCTTCTTTTATAAGTGTAGTTCCAACTTCTTCTGTCTAAGTCTTGACGTACCGTTTGGTATAACTCTGGGTTTAATAGCTTGAAATTTTTCAGTGCTATTTCAGTTTCTACTTTACCACCTAATGTTATGCAGGTAGCAGTTAAAGGTCTATTTTGGGTGATTGTGTTTATGATTGACTTTGCGGTGATGAGAGCCAGAATTTCTGGTTCAACTTCACAAATTTTAATGAATGCTAAAGGTGGCTTTTTAACAATATTCTTTGAGGTGTCTTCTATCCATTGGGCTATCTCCATAGCTAAAGGTCTAATGGTATTAGCAACCATGACTTTACCATAAGAGGTAACACTTTCTTCTTCTCTAACAATATGGGATTGTAGCCTTGTATTCGTTCTGTGGACACCAGAGAGTGCCATGTCTTTCTCGTTTGATAGTTGGTCTTTGAATGTAGGTAGGGCTTCTAATAACTTCGTCATGTTTATAACTCCTGTGTATGTGTGTGTTATGTTTTTGGGATTGTATCTATAAGGGGGTCTTTTATATTGATACGCTATCGGATTAACGTACAAAAATTGTTTCGTCCTTTGGCACTCAACGGTTTACTAGTTAAAGAATAGTTGAGTGTTTACTTATCTTTTTGACAGTGACGTATGCGAAAGCGTATCAATTACAGAGGATTGCAAATCCCATTGCATTAAATCGCTATCGTATTGGTCTCTTCTACTATCATTGTTCAGTAACATTAATCAACTATCCTTTAACTTTCGTTATCCCTCTATCGGTTAAGCACTTTTGTTAATCGAATTAAGGACATTTACTGCACCCATCAAATTATTTGGTATCAAATGAGCATATCTTTTTATCATCTTCCACGACTTGTGACCTAGCATTGCGCCTATCATGTGAAGTTCAACTTTACCTGATTGAGCCAGACGAGTTGCACAAGTGTGTCTTAAACAATGAATAACAAACTCTTTGTCTTCAGTAAGGTTCATTGCTTTTCTTAGTCTTCTCCAAGTATTCTCACATGTCCAATACTTCAACTGTGAAAACACAAGGTCGTTTCTCTCCGCTTTAGTTAACAACTTATCAACGATTGCTTTAGCACGATATGTTAGTGGTATTCCTCTAGCTTCACCATTCTTAGTGAGACTAGCAGGTAAATTAACAACAGTGTGTCCGTTGTTAGTGTGTACCATCAACTTCTTAATAGACAGTGCTTCCCCTAAACGCATTCCAGTGTCGATTAAAAATAAAAAGAAATCTGAATAATTAACCATATCCCATTCAGTTAATAATTTAATAATCTCCTTCTCTTCTGGAGGCTCTAGGTATCGTTGTCGTCCATTGTTTTCGCTTTGCCATTCAATGTGAGGCATTCTATCTAAATGATAAATAGATTGTCTTTGATTGGCATAACGTAACATCTTAGAGATTGAGGACATATAACGATTTATAGTAGCAGGAGCAAATTTCCTGTCTTCTAAAGTATCCACGAGTTGTGCTATGTGGGTATCGTTAACTTCAGTCACAAGCATTCCACGACCAAGCATTTCAATTACTTTTTCGCCTCTACTCGCTTGCAACTTTTCCCAACCTTTATCTGTTAACTTGCGGTGTATCTCCGATAGCAACTTTACATTCTTTTGTTGCAACATGTGTACCTCCGCTTGTTGTCATTGTTATTTGACCAAATCAGAAAGAGTGCTGAACACTCTTCTGCCTTTTGCAGTTAAACGTACAAGTTTTCTTCTACGTTCATCTGGGTCTTCAAAAGCCTGTAATAAGCCTATCCCAAGTCCGCCCCTAGTCTTGTCACTTAATTTGTAACAGTTCCTAGAAACACTTGATTGAGCTATGCCTAATTTAGTTGAGATGGTTTGCATACTTACTCCATCTTTGTCTCCATATAAACTAACATAAAAGAAAACCGCTATTGTTTGGCTTTCCATATGACTGTCGAACTTACGCATTTCCTCTATTATTTTCAATAAATTCAATCCGTGCATTAGATACTCTCCTGTTTTTCATCTTATTAGTGGCTATTTTGAAAGTGCAGTCACTCACACTTATAGATTAATTTACTTAGGGTAAGGGAAATAGCTTTTCCAATAGCTTTAGATAAATTAATTTATGATACATACAACCTATATTTTCCAAAATCAATTATAGTCTCGTGTGTATCTCTGGTTACAACCAGATTACTCCATTTAGTATATTTTTCAATATGCAGTTTAAAAAGAATAAAATTCATAGTTATAGTTACTCCTCTAGTTAAGCATTAATTGGAGGTGAGGTTTCAGTGTGTGACACCCAACAACCTTTGTTATTACATGATGATGTACTGGTTAATTTAGTCTGTCTCGTGAACAAGCCAAATACCTGTATAGGCAATTGCCTAACTCTTCTTATTCTTTTCATTTTTTCTCCTTTCATTTTTGCATTTCTGATTAAGCTATCCTGTCACAATTAGTAATTGCAAGAGGATAATTGATGTAAGCTACAGTGCAAAATACACCGTCTAGTCATTAGACGGCATTTCATGGATTAACCAATCGTCAGTTTTGCTTTTAATTTATCTTTAACTCAGCATCATCTTCTTTTTTTAACTGGTCTTGTTCTATTTTTAACTGATTAATTTCTTTTTGATTTGCAATTACGATATCCATAAGTTTAAAAGATTGTGCCATTAAGACATCAATGCACTTTCCTATAGATAATTGTTTGTGTAAGTTTTCCAGTTTTATTGATTTATAGTTACTTGTGTGTTCATTTTTTGTCATATCTGCCTTTGTTGTGATTAATTGAAATAAACTCGCCGTCTAGTCCTTAGAGAGAGTTTTTAGAAATAAACTCACCGTCTAGTCATAAGTATTGTTTTTTAGAAATAAACTCGCCGTCTAGTCATAAACTCGCCGTCTAGTCATAAGCATGTTGGCAAAGAAATTTTGCTACACGCCTACAAATAAACTCGCCGTCTAGTCATTTAAGAAAGTTTTTAGTATTGGAAAACGCTACCTAGTTAATAGATAGCGTTCTCTGTGTGTGCTTTGTTAGTTTTTTAACTTAGCTTTTTTAATGGAAACTGTACTACGTTGCTGTTTGCCATCAAATAGATATAGAACTCATCACCGCCCAAAAACTCATGTAAGTTCCAATTATTAAAATGGTGTGCTTTCAGCTTTTTAAGGTTTTTTAATAAACTTAAAATTGAAGCCTTATTATTATTTATATTATAATTACAAGTTTGTAATTTGAATTGTATTTTTTCAACGTCTTTACTAGGTACAAAAACTTCAAACCAATTAAAAACGTCATCAAAAAACTTCTTTTTGTTTGATGCACCGCTTAAAGGTTTGAAAGTAAAATATTGCTTACCCTTGTTTGTAGGCTCATATTTACAATTCAGTACATCTGTGCCGAGTATAGTGAATTGCTTGATTTCATTTTGTAGCATTGCGTCTCCTCTGTGTGTGTTTGTGTTTGTATGACTTTTAAAAAGTCTCTAAGCCTACTCTGTGTGAATAGGCTTAAAGTCTATTTAAATTCTTCTTCAAACATTCCTTGTTTTCGTTTTTCTAATACTTCTAATATTTCTCTTGCTCTGTTTGGTGTCAGTTCCATTTGATTGGTGGCGTTTCCGTCTCCGTCAAATATCTTTACGCTAAAACCATATTTAGTAGTTTTCAGTCTTTGGAATTGCGTTTCTATGTATTCTTTACTATCCATTAATGTACCCAACCTTCCGCAATAGCTGAATGAAACAATTTTAGCTTGTCCGCTTGTGTTGCTGTTTGGTATCCTTCAAACAGTTCTTTTTTTTCTGTCTCATCTTTATACTTTGAGATTGTTTCCGCCCTCTGTATGTTTTGAACGCATTTTGATATACGCATATTTATCTCCGTTCTGTGTGTTTGTTAGTGTTTGTATGACTTTCTTAATTTAAGATAAAAAAAGTCTCTAAGCCTACTCTGTGTGAATAGGCTTAAAGTCTGTTTTTAATTCGTTCTATAAATGTAATAATCAACGTCGTCGATGTTAGCTTCTTCCTCCGAACCATCATAATGATTAAGAAAATGACCTCTGCCGTCCATTTTAGCGTCACGTTTCCATTTCTCAGTATCAAAATAAGAACGTGCATTCTCTGGCAACTCTGGCAAAATGCAGTCGTCAAGATAGCTGTCCAGAGCCTCGTCCCATGCGCACTCTGCTTCTTCCTCTGTCATTACATCATATAAACGTTCTCCGCTTTCTTCTGTTGTGTATGCGTCCACGTTCTGCCAAACGTCAAAAACTGACGAGCCACAAATTATAGGCAAGTCATTAAAGCCGTCCGTCTGTGTACTGTCATAATCTCCGCTATCTCTTAGCGTGACCGCTAACGCTTTCATTCTTTCTTCTGGTTCTTGTGTGCCAACTGTTAGAAAATTAAAGCCGTCTACTGTGTGTTTAACAAGTTTGTCAGACGTTCTGCTAAACTCATCTTTTTTAATTGTGTTTGTTTGCATTGTGTTAACTCCATTGTTTGTTTCATGCTGTCCTCTGTGCAATCGTCAGTAGCGTATTAAACGCCATACAAACAAGCTGTCCGTAACATCACACAGAGTGACCGCTTACAGCTTTGGAGGACTTTCCACACACTTTAAAGACTTACTCGCCCAGATTAACCCTATCGGAAGGATTGTCACCGTGTGTGGCTCTAGATTTTTGTATGTAGATAAAAACCAGTAAAAATAAGTATTAAAAGAGTAATAACATACCATTTACGGATTGCAAGCATTAAATTAAATTAAATCACTAGCGTATTGTTAGAGCTGTGTCTTTGGTGTGTCTTCTATGGAGGTGTTATCATTAATAATAATAACTATAATGAATGCTTATGAGGTGTACTTGTGGTGTACCTTAGGTGTACCAATGGTAGATACTAGCTAGTAGGTAGGTATATATATATGGTGATATATACACTTATATGCGCATAGGATACACTATATACACAGTGTCTTTCTTTTTTGTTTTCACTAAAATGGGTACTTTTATAATTAAATATCAATAGCCTTTGCTTGCGTTCTGTCTTTGGTGTAGCTGTGCGTGGCTGTGTGTGGCTGTGTGGTGTGTGTTTGTGCGTGTGTGTGCATACTTAATGAATGCGTGAGGTGTGTGAGTGTGCATATATAAAGAACGCTTGAGCGTGTGGCTGTGCGTTGGCTCTGTGTGTGCTGTGCGTTGGCTCTGTGTATGTGAGAATAAAAAAACAGACTAGCTGAAGCATACGTACAAATCTAAAAAAATACGCCCACGCCGCGCATAAACAAAGGATATGCTATCCTTATATATGAAAAAAGCCCTTTAATACCTCACTTATTGATATTCTGTGGTGTTTTTTGTGTAGTCTATGGGGGAAAGTCATCATTTCGTAGAGACGAATACCCTTTCATATTTTTTCTTCAAACAAATCGCTATTTTGAACTTACCCTGCTCTCGGCATCTCTTAATAATCCCTTTTAGTCTCAACACAAAGGCAGTCCGTCTACTTACCTAGATACTCCCCATTCGTTCACTCATACGCATAGCTCTCTTTGGCGTCTGTGTAGCCCACTTACTATCCAACATCTCCTCACTAGCTAACTTATAATCCTCATCTTGTAGTGCTTTAAGCATGCCTTTGAACTTGGAAACACCGTAGCCACCCATCTGGTAACACATCTCAACTACTATATTCCTAGCAGTCTCATGTATGTTGGGACATAACATTAACAATTCTTCTGAACCAGATACAGCTACAGCGAAGTCTCTCTCAAATAACTTATTCCACCCTGCCATATCTGTAGGGACATCTTCGCCTTCTATCATTTTGTGACCATAGCCACCTGTGTCAAACCCTAGAGTGTCTTTGTAGACTTCCATTCTGAAGCCTTCTTCTTTTTTAATCTCTTTTTTAGTATCCGCTATATCCATCTTTCTTTCCCTCGTATTGTTCCAGTTGTATGTTCCATAAACCTCTCCAAGTCTTTATCTAGCAAGTCTTCTTTGTGTTGACTGTAAGATAACTGTTGGTCTCTATCTAATCGTGTTACCCAATAGTTTGCACAGATAGCTAATGCGTCTATGGCATCATCATGTCTTAATGAACCTCTATCTCTAGTTAACCTTGTCATCTGTCTAAACAACTGATGGTCAGGTTCGTTCTTGAAATCTTCATTAATTAACAAATCATCTATGACTAACCTATGGCTATTCATTAAAGGCTCTAAGGTATCTATGATACGTTTCTCCTTTTGGATATTGTGTCTAACTTCTTCTATCTCACAGGGGTGTATCTTAGCCATGATAGGTTTAAGTAATTGTGTTGCCATACCGTCACCAAAGTTACTCTCGATAACCACATAGTTCACATCATGCTTCCTCGCAATGTGTGATAGTTGAGACATAGTGGCATCTGAATATCCACCTTCTAGTGAACCCACAGCAGTCAAATATAATACTCCGTGAAGCATTTTAAGAACTGCATAAGCTGTTTTATCTTCCCCTCTACCTGATGGGTCAATAGACATACACGTACCTTCAAATTTTGTAAATTCCTCAGACATATACATAGGGGCTACAAAGTAATCTCCTTTAAGTCCTACGTTAGGTATATCTGGGTCTATAGCTTTCATTTGCTCTGGCGATGAAGCCCACTGTATTTTAGCAGGTGCTTCTGTCCAAGTTGAACAACCTGAAGCTACTATTAAATCATTTAATTTAAGAGGGTATCTATTTGCATCAGACAATGATGTGTCTAACATAAATTGTAAGTTAAAACCTGAACGACCATAAGAAGATAATCTTTCCATTAAATCTACTCCATCAAACCTTTGAGGGTCTGTGGGGTCTCCTTCTTTACCTACAATGATAGAAGCTAGTTTGTCTCCATAACCTACGGCTTGTGTTTTAGTAGGTACTAATGCTGTCCATATCTTAGTCTTAAATCCTCTTTCTTCTAAAGTATTATATAATGACATCTCATTTTGAGGTGTACCTAGAAATATAATTCTTCCTACTTCTGGTTTAATAATTGCATCAAATTCTTTTACTGTCTCACTCAATCTATCTCTCATAAGCTGAGTTTGGGAGTTATTCGCACTCTCAACGTCATCAGCAATGATTAAGTCTGCTCTACTACCTGTCATCTGCCCTGAGATACCCATAGATTTAACTGAGGGTGCATGTGAAGCTAACGCAGGGGCTACATCAAAACTTATCTTTGAGTGTCTCTGGTTATCTCTAGGTATTAGATGAGATAATAAAGGCATCTCTCCAATTAGTCTCTGTGTAAATGTACTGAAATCATCAGCCCTACTTTTAGAGGCAGAGACAACTAAAATGTTTCTCTGTGGGTTTAATAATAATTGATGTACGACAAAAGATGACGTAATCCAACTTTTACCTACACCTCTGAATGCTTCTATAACTAACCTCTTGTGAGGAGACTGTAGATAATCTGCAATGTCATATTGTATCGGTGTTGGTTCTGGTAAGTTTAAATGCTTCCAACATAAATATAGAAAGTTTTTAAAGTTCTTTAATCTATTGTCCATCTGTATCAAAAGGTATGTCATCAAGAATGTTGTCTTCCTTCTTAGTCAAAGGTTCTGTGCTGTAAGTTTTACAAACTTCTAAACACACTTTCATTTCTGATGCTGTTAGTTCGTCACCTGATTTTAATTTGTTATATGCATGAGTTACTAATAATTCTGGTAACTCTTTTACAATGTCTGCTAGTTTAACATCTGGCATTATTTACCCTGCCTGTTGTAAGGTTTAAAATCTCTCTTCTCGTCTTTGTTTAATTTCTTTTTGTGTCTGCCAACTGATTTCTTCGTAATTTTTTGATACGTACTTGTCGTTTGCTTCTTAGCCATGATTTTTGATATCCTGAAAAAGCCCAATCAATATATTTATTGAAGAGCCACTTAAATGGGTTCATAGGGAAACCTCTGGTTAATGTTAATTAATGAGTAATAGTAGCCGTAATTAAAGTTAGCCAAAAAATGACTAAAAGTCCGTAAACTATTGATTTTATAAGATTATTCACGATTACACTTGTTCTTCTTTGGTACACATAAATTTAGTTGCTATTTTGTTATCATTTACAAAAGTATCTTCCTGTGAAATTACTAATTGCTTAGATATGTCTAATGCCGCAATAGTACATTCTTTCCATGAAGCATACAGTTGTTTAATTGCTACTGGAGGTAAGCATTGATTGTTTATAAAAGAACATAAACTTATTGTTAATATAAAGTTCATTTCTTTTTTCTATTCTTACACTTACATCTGGGTGCAAATAGATTGCCAATCCATGCAAAAGCATTGTCTATTTTGCCAAAGAAACTTAATAAAATTTTATCTATCATTTCTTCTTTAACTTATTCATTGTAGTGACACCGAAAGATGCACCAACTATTGTTAATATAATGTACCAGAACATAGGGTCAGCAAATTCTAAAATCTCCCACCCTCTTTGCATTGTGTCCTGAGTGTATGGAATAAAATGGAATGCCATAAGGCAAGTAAAAAATACTACCAACCACTCGTCTTTCCACGAATGTTCTTGCTGTTTAATTTGTTCTATTGAAATCTGTGAAGCTGCATCTAATTCTTTTTCTCTAATGATTTTATCTTTAGCTAATTTATGAGAAATTGCTCCAAATGTTTTTTCTGCTATAATTCTTGTAAGTGGATTTTTAAGTAACGCAAACCACATGTTACATTAAATACAATCCGATAGACCAAACCATGAATAATGCAAAAGCAAATTTATTAGTATTATTCCAATAAATCTCTGCTTTGCTTCTCCAAGTTTTTAGTGAGTATCCATATATTATCATATTGTTTCTCCCTTATTATTTTAAAAAATTGTAAGTGCCTGTGACGATGCTGCTAAGAATCAACAATAACCATAATGCACCTTTTCCTTTATTGATGTCTGCTCTTAAACCTTTAGTTTCATGTCTAAGTTCTTTTATCTCTCTAACTAGGAAGTCAATTTTTACTTCAGTAGATGATTTTCTAGTCATTAGCCTTTAGGATTATCTAATTTAACTTTAGCTACTGCGTCTTTCCAAGTAGTAGTACCATTTAGTAAGTCTTTGTATTGCATATCCATTTGTTCTTGCCATGTTGGATAAGCATTTGCTCTAGTGTTTAAAACAGTTTGTAATGCTTCTTCTGCGTTACCAGCAGCTTCATAACTAGCTAATTGTATATCAGTAGGTTTAGCAATAGATAAATTCCATTCTTTAATGTATGCACCATTACCATCACTATCATCTTGTAAGATTACATCACTTCCAAAATCTATTTCTTGATTTGCGTATAGTTTTATTTTTGTATTTAAGTTTGCCATAATTTATATTCCTATTCTATTAATTTAAATCCTGTAAAATATGTTCCTATTCCATTAGAATTTGAATAACTTACACTTCCACTAGATTGATGTAATGTATATGCTTCTATATAATCTCCAACAGATAAACTCATTGTTGTTGATACTAAAACTGAAAATTGTTCACCTCCACCTGAACTTCCATTTGTAAAAAATTCTGGTATATCAAATGAGGTTGCTCCATTTTTTGCAATCCAAATATAAATTTTTTTTTGGTCATCAATTGAACCTGTTCTTACAGAAGCACTAATGAAATATTTTCCAGCTTTACCAGATGGAACTGTAAATCTGTAATTTGTAGAACTATCAAAAGCACCATCAGTATCAAATACTTCACTATTATACTGTAATTTAACAGAGGTATCGCTTCCAATACTTTGACCAGCTGACATAGTTGCTTTAAAAGCTGGAGTATTATCTCCACCAACAGCTTGAAAGTCTGATGCAGTTGCAGATGTAGCTGTCCAAGATTCTCCTGATGCAGCTGTGTCTGCTCTATTAATTGCTCTGTTATTTATTGTTGTTATTGCCATATTATTATACTCCTAGTGCAGCTTCTTGTGTCGATTTAAAAGTTTCATAAGCACTTTTAACTTCATCTGTCCAAACTGCGTTACATACTGCTTGAACTTCTGTGTGTTCATCAGTTATAATTGCGTCTGGTGATAAAGCATGTCTATGATATTTTCTTGATAATTCTTCGCCATCTTCGATAACTACAGTATCTGTTCTTACTTGAACTGATTTGTATTTTCCGACCACTTCGATTTTACCAATCTGTGTCTCTTTTGTTATTGCCATGTGTTGTCTCCTTGTTGTTGTTAATCTGTTTGATAAGTTAAACTAACCATTATATCTTCAGTTCCATTCATTGCTGATGCACTTACATCTACATTGACATTATTTCTAGCATCTGAACTTGCTGATTTTCTTAAAGCAATATGGTTGTCAGCACTACCTACAGCAGCACCTTTAGGTGCATTATCTGTATCAAAAAGTTGAGTAAAAGCAATAGAACCAGAAGCATAATAATTACCACCACCATCACTTTTAGAAGTAAAAGGTAATCCATTAATTATTGCACCACCACTTGGTGCTGAACTCCAACTTGATAAATTCATCCATATATCTACTTGAACTATTCTTCCTATTTTAGTGTAGATACCAAGTCTTGAAGCATAGCTTACACCACTTGGTGCACCAGTACTTCCACTAAAACTAGGTGTAAAAGTTCCTTCTTCGTAATCATCTAAAAGATTAGCTGCTGTTGCAGAACTAACTCCTAAATAAATTCCAGCACTAGCACTTGCTGGTAGTAAATTATTATTAGCACCATCTTCTGACCAACCATTTAATCCAGCTGCAGCAAAAGTATTATCTCCTCTTAAAAAGGTTGTAGCATCTTTAGTTCCAGTAGCTGTAAGTTTAGCAAGAGAAACTGTATCATCACTTGGTACACCTAAATCTAAAACTGAACCTAGTATCTGAATAAAATCTATTACGTCTGAACTTGTTAATGCCGAAGCAAAAACAATAGTAGAACCTGAAATAGTAAATCCACCACTTGCTCCTGGCTTTTGTATAACTCCATTTAGAGATACTATACAATGATTAGCTGTTTCTGGTGAAACTGCTACTGTATCTACAAGTAAATTATAAGTAGCTGTAGCCGAAGTTGTTATTGCATCACAAACTTGAAAATTCCCACTCTGAGGCGTACGACCGATATAAGACATCTATGCTACCTTCCTTTGCCAATAGGCTTTTGTTTTTTGAGATAATAAGTTTCTAGTTTCGCCTGTCATATAAGACATATTTCTACCAAGTTTATATCCATTACTTAAATAATCTTTTTTCAATTCTTTATTAACTCTTTTAGATTTATTGTCTTTATTAACCCAGATAAGATTTGAATATATTTTACTATAATTTTTTCTTTGTTCATCAGAGCATACTTGAAATTGTCTAGCATATTTAATTTTAGCTTTAGTTTCTTCTGTAAGTTTTTTACCAGTATGTGCTATAGATATTTTTTTCCTAGTTTCTAATGATACTTTTTTTCCAAGACTATATTTATTACCCATATTACGAAGAGTAGTAGCTAATTTGTTTTTTTCGCTAACTTTTCTACCCATATTTCCTAAGCTAATTTTTCTTTTAACATATTCTGGTAATTTAGTTCCTGTTAATGTTTTAGATATTTTTGCTTTCCATTCAGGAGTTAATCTTCTTCCTTTTAATGATTTACTAAATTCACTTTTTAATTTTTCATATACTCTTGAGTTAATTTTATAATCTCTTTTACAAGCTTTAGATTTAGCAGTCATAAATATAAAGGCATTTAACATTTTATGTTTAATTTGACCTGCTGTAAAATATGGTAATAACATATGGATTATATAATGTTCTCTAGCAGCCAAAGGTACTAAGTTAGATTTATCATTAGTTCCACCACAGCTTTTAGGTATAATATGATGAACTTCTTTATATCCTTCTAATGTTCTGTTTTTAGCTTTAGCTATAATATTATCATGCCAAGTTTTATACTTATTGTTTATAAAAATATCTCTGCCTATATAAGCCATTATTCGCCACCTCCATTATCTATTATTGTTCCACCATCAGCTATCCATTCTTGGATTGCTTGGTAATCTGTGTTTGCTTCGTTTAGTGGTATATTAATCATTATTCATTTTCCTCTACTGGAAGAGGAGTATTTCCTTTTTCTAACCAATCTAAATATTCTTGATAATCTGAATTAGCTAAATCTTTTGAAAAAGTAGTTACATACCCATCTTTAATTTTCATTATTTGAGTTTGACCTAAAGTATTAATATAAAGTTTATACATCATTTTATAACTCCGAATTAAATGCTAAAGATGCACTTGAATTGTTAGTTCCTATCCAACCACCTTGTCCAGCAGTTCCTGAAAGATTTGTATTACCAAACACAAGCATTGAATAAATATTTTTTGGTCCACCATCTTTAAGTACATTAAAAGTATCATCTGCACTATCTCTTTGAACTCTAAAACAATCGCTTACATCAGAAGAAATTAAAGATGGTCCATTTCTCATTGCAGTTGGAAATGAAACAATCATTCTAACGTCAGAACTAGAATAATATGCACCAGAAGCGATTGTTTGTTGGTCATCATTAACCCATTGTAAATAATACCTCTGACACCTTTCTAAATTCACATCAACAGGTAAGAACTCAAAATCAGATGCTACTGTTCCAGCTTCAAATTGCACTCCTGTAATCCAAAAGTTATTAGCTACATTGTCTGCATGATTAACTTGTCCTACTGCTCTGTTTGCAGTTGTAACTGAAGTCCAAGTAGTTGATAAAGTTCCTGATGTATAATTACTTCCAGCCGCTAACCAAAATAATAAAGTTAAAGAAACGCCATTATCATTTCCAAAAGCACCAGATGTATCTCCAGCAAAAGTTATAGTTTTCTTTTCCCAAGTATTGGCTACTGAAATTGTATAAGCAGTAGAAATTTGTCTTGTGTTATCTGCATCATATAACTCACAAATATTTGTTCCAGTTTTTGTTGCTTTTACCCAAAAAGAAACGGTTGTACTTTCAGCAGAAGCTGTACCTTTTTTTAAATACTGTAAGTTTTGACCTTCAACTTTTTGTTGAAGTATGCAATTATCTCCAGCAGCTAAACTTCCATCTGCTGTTGTATTATCCATTTTTAAAGATGTAGCAAAACCTTGAGCTGATGGAACATCTGTATCTTGTGATTGTGTCCAAGTTCCAGCAGATGTTAAGCCAAGAAACATTCTATCCACTGTGTGATAACCATTACCAGTAATAGATGCAGTAGAAGTTGCTCTTTGAGAAATACTCATATCACCATTGATGATGATGTTTCTAAAGTTTGTATCAGCAATTATTTTTTCTGCTGTAACAGAACTATCTGCTATTTTTGCTGTACTAATAATTCCATCTGTTATATCAGAACTTGTTAATGGTTTGTTTGCTGGTGAAGAACCTATATATGCCATATTAATCCTATGTTATTTCCATTACTGATAATGAAGC